GTGTTGCCGCTTATCGTAAGAAAAACCCCGGCTCTAAGCTCAAAACTGCCGTTACTGGCAAGGTTAAAAAAGGTAGTGCCGCAGCTAAACGCCGTAAATCTTATTGCGCACGTTCAGCAGGACAAATGAAACAATTTCCGAAAGCTGCAAAAGATCCGAATAGTCGATTGCGACAAGCTAGAAAAAGGTGGAAGTGCTAAATGGCTATGAGCCGTTCACAGATGGGGCAACAAGTTACTAAATCGCCCATGAAAAGGAAGAAGAATGCCAAAAGACGCGTGCTACAAAAAGGTAAAAGCAAGGTACAAGGTGTTTCCAAGCGCATACGCAAGCGGAGCAATCGCTAAGTGTAGAAAAAAAGGCGCTAAAAACTGGGGAAACAGCAAAAAAAAGCCTGTTAAGAAGGCTATGGGTGGCGTTATTGAGCCATCTAATGAGTTTCGCAAGCGTCCAGTACGTCGAATGATTAGCGGTGGAGCTGTAGCAAACGGTTGCGGTAAAGTTTTGTCAAATAGAAGAAAAGTTACAAAGTATTCATAATGGCTGTAAGAAAAACAAAAAAAGGTGCTGCTTTAAAGCGTTGGTTTAAAGAAGACTGGAAAGATGTTAAAACAGGTAAGCCTTGTGGACGTAAAAAGGGCGAAAAACGCTCAACTCCTTATTGTCGCCCCACTAAGCGCGTAAGCTCTAAGACACCAAAAACAAGATCAGAGATGACAGCGAGCGAAAAGCGTAGTAGAGTAGCCCAAAAGAAGCGTATTGGTCAACCTGCGGGCAAGCCTCGTAGAGTAAAGGCTTTAAAAAGGAAAAAGAAATGACTGTATCAGGCTCTAAGGACTTTGAATTAGACGTAGCAGACTATATTGAGGAAGCTTTTGAGCGATGTGGCTTAGAGGTTCGTACTGGATATGATTTAAAGACTGCAAAGCGCTCTATGAACCTAATGTTTGCTGATTGGGCGAATAGAGGCTTAAATCAATGGACTATAGCACAAAGAAACTTCACAGTTACTCAAGGAGACGGTGATCAGCCTCTTGGAACTGATGTAATTGACATATTATCTTTAGTTATACGTCGAGATGGAACAGATTATGCTTTAAATCGCATAAGTAGAGACGAATACCTCAATATTCCAACAAAATCTACAGTTGCAAGGCCAACACAGTTTTTTGTTGATAGGCAAATAAATCCAGTTCTTCAAATGTGGCCTTTGCCTGATAATAGCACTGATGTGGTGTATTATGACGCTTTAATACGCATGGATGACGCTGATACTTACACTAATACAGCGCAAGTTCCCTTCCGTTTTTACCCTGCTTTAGCGGCTGGATTAGCCTATTATATCTCTATGAAACGCGCTCCAGATCGCTCACAGATGCTAAAAGCGGTGTATGAAGAAGAAATAAACCGCGCAATGGATGAAGATAGAGATAGAGCATCTTTCCGTGTGGCTCCAGATTTAAGGAGCTATGGCTATGTCTAAATATGCCACTGGAAAATGGGCATATGGTATATCTGACCGTTCTGGCTTCCGTTATCGCTTGAGAGACATGCGAAAAGAGTGGAATGGTTTATTGGTTGGAAAGGATGAATGGGAAGCAAAACAACCTCAATTAGAGCCATTACGAGCTACTCCAGACCCACAAGCGTTGCGAAATCCACGTCCTGAACAGAACGTTGCGCAACAAGACAATATACAATGGGGATGGAATCCAGTAGGAATGGCATACGATGGGGGCTTAACCCCTAATAATTTAGTTGCTACTGGTGCAGTAGGTGGAGTTACGGTGACAATATCATGAGTTTTACATACGCAGAAATGAAAACAGCAATTCAAGACTACACTGAGAACACAGAAACAACTTTTGTGAATAATATCAATGTATTTATCAAGAATGCAGAAGAACGTATCTTAAAAATAGCTCAATTAGAGGTTTTTAGGAAGAATAAGACAGGAAATCTAACAGCATACGCTACAGATGCAAATAATGCTCAATATCTTGCCTTACCGACTGATTATTTGGCTCCATTTAGCCTTTCTTATACAACCAACAATTCAAAAGAATTTGTTATGTTTAAGGACGTAAACTTTGTTCAGTCTTTTAATCCCAATAAATCTACAACTGGTGGGCCTCGTTATTATGCTCAATTCGACATAAATAACTTTATATTAGCTCCCAGTCCAGATCAGGCATATGAAGTAGAGCTACATTACTTCTATAGACCTCCAAGTCTAACGTCTGTAGGCGATAACAATACTACATGGTTAAGTACAAATGCTTCTGTGGCTTTATTGTATGGAACTCTTATTGAGGCTTATACATTTATGAAGGGTGAAGCTGACTTAGTTGCAAACTATACTCAGCGGTTTACTGAAGCCATGTCTAGGGTCAAAAACTTTGGGGAATCTCAAGAAGTTACCGATGCTTATCGCACTGGTTTAATTATGAGAGAAAAAACATGACAATCGGCATAAATAATTATAATATACTAACATTAGATTCATAAGGAGATTATGACATGGCCTTTTCAGGTAATTTTATGTGTACGAGCTTTAAGAAAGAGCTTCTTGAGGCCGTGCATAACTTTAAAAACTCAGGTGGAGACACCTTTAAGATAGCTCTATATACAAATAGTGCTTCTTTTAACGCTGCAACTACAGCTTACACTACTTCTAATGAAGTTACAGGCACCAATTATACGGCAGGTGGAAATACACTAACTCGTGTTGATCCGACAAGCTCAGGAACTACAGCCTTTACTGATTTTGCAGATACAACTTGGTCTTCATCGACTATAACTGCTCGTGGTGCTATGATATACAATGATACAGCAGCAGGAAATCCAGCAGTTGTGATCTTGGACTTTGGTTCAGATAAAACATCTACAAATGGTGATTTTACAGTTGTATTCCCAACAGCAGACGCAAGTAACGCGATTATTCGCATCGCATAAGGAGTAACATCCGATGGCGACAATAACGGGATGGGGTCGAGGTTCTTGGTCTGAAGCGGCTTGGAATACCGCCATTCCTGTTACTGTTTCGGGTGTTGCAGGCACAGGCTCTATTGGCTCAGTAAGTATTATTGGTGAAGCCAATGTTCCAACAACTGGACTGCAAGCAAATGCTTCAGTTACATCTGTATTGGTAAATGCAGATGCAAATGTTAATGTAACAGGTGTATCATCAACAGGCGTAGTAGGTTCCGTTACTGTAGTTGAGGGTGTTGGTGTCAATGTAAACGTCACTGGCGTTGCCGCTACAGGATCACCCGGATCACTAACTGTAATTGCAGAAGCTGTTGTTAATCCTACTGGAGTAGCTGGCACAGGCTCTGTAGGCTCTGTCGTTGTTACTGCTGACGCAATAACTTCTGTTACTGGCCTTGAATCAACTGCATCTGTAGGTGCGGTTTCTGTTATTGCTGAAGCAGTTGTTAATCCAACTGGCATTGCAGCTACAGGTTCTGTTGGTTCTGTTGATGTAGGTATTTTTGTTACAGTAAACGTAACAGGTTCACAAGGAACAGGCCAAGTAGGCACTGTTGATACAGAATCAGACGCAATTGTTAATATTACAGGAGTTTCTGCTACAGCAGACACTGCTCAAGTTTTAGTTTGGGGAGGTATTGTGCCAAATCAAAATCCAAGCTATAATCCAATTAATCCATCTTCTACCCCATCGTGGACTGACGAATCTCCGTCTCAAAGCCCCGGATGGGACGATATAGCAGCATAGGAACGCAAAATGGCTAGTACATATACGTTAAATAATGGGATCGAACTCATAGGAACTGGCGAACAGTCAGGTACATGGGGCGATACAACAAATACAAATTTAGAACTAATTGATACCGCGCTAGACGGTCAAATTAGCTTAACATTATCATCAGCAGGCTCTTCTGGATCGCCAAACGCGCTTCCAGTTTCAGATGGAGCATCATCTAATGGCAGAAATCGTTTAATTTCTTATGTAGATAGTGGTGATCTTGGGGCAACAGCTTATGTTCAATTAACACCAAATGATGCTGAAAAGATTATTTACATTCGAAACGCCTTATCTGGCTCACGCAGTATTATTGTCTTTCAAGGTACATATAACGCATCTAATGACTATGAAATTCCAGCGGGTACAACAGCAGTTGTTTACTTTAATGGTGGCGGCACAGGTGCTGTAGCCGCAAACGTATTTAACAATGCTTACTTTGATGGTTTAAGATTAGGTAGCGTTTCTGTTACAGCAATTCTTGATGAAGATAACATGGCATCTAATAGTGCTACAGCTCTTTCTACACAACAGTCTATTAAAGCGTATGTGGATAGTCAGGTTGGCACGGTTGATACGCTTGCAGAGATACTTGCTAACGGAAACACGACTGGCGGTACTGATCTTGCGGTATCTACAGGCGACGACATTACATTTGCGGACAACTCAAAAGCCATATTCGGTGCTGGGTCTGACCTACAGATTTATCATGATGGGGCGAATAACTACATTGAGGGTCAAACTGGTAGTATAATTATTCAAAACACCCTTGATGATTACAATGTAATTATAAAATCAGATAACGGTTCTGGTGGAATGGCTGACTATTTTAGAGCAAACGGAAACACTGGTGCAGCTTTGATGTACAACTACGGCTCTGAAAAACTAGCCACAACATCAACAGGCATTGACGTAACAGGCACAGCCGTAACAGACGGCCTTACAGTTGCTGGTAATGTTTCAGTAGACGGCGGCACAATCAAGCTAGACGGGAATTATCCTGTTGGTACAGCCAATGTGGCGTTGGGTGATACTGCATTAGATAGTGTGCAATCTGGTGGTAACTATAATGTAGCTATAGGTTCAAGTGCAGGTACTGCGATTACAAATGGTGAAGCTAATGTAGCTCTTGGTTGGGAAGCATTAAAAACAGAAGATACAGGTAACTTTTCTACTGCTATTGGTTATCGTGCGCTACTTACACAAAATAATAATGCGAGCAATTATAACACCGCTGTTGGTGCATTAGCAGGGTCGCAAATAGGCACAGGCGTAAGAAACACTATTATCGGTGGAATTGCAGGAGATGCTTTAACTAATGCTAATTACAACGTAGCTATTGGGTTTGACGCTTTGGGGACAGATACGCTTGGTAGTGGTTCTGTTGCTATTGGATACCAAGCACTTGAAAGACAAAACTTCACTTCTGCGACAACAAACTACAATGTAGCTGTTGGTTACAATACGGGTGAAAATATCACCACAGGCGTTCAAAACACCCTCATAGGTGCATTAGCAGGAGATTCTTTAACCGATGCTGATTATAATGTGGCTGTTGGTTATAACGCTTTAACATCAGATACGTTAGGTAGTTATTCTACTGCTATAGGCAGAAACGCTTTATATAGTCAAAACTTTACCTCTGCTACGCAATCTCATAATACTGCAATTGGATATGCCGCAGGTGAGTCAGTAACGACAGGCGTTAATATTACACTTATGGGTAGCGGTGCAGGTGATAGTGTTACTACAGGTAATTCAAGTGCCGCCTTTGGTTACGGGGCTTTGTCTTCTGTGACAACGAATGATAATAATACTGCTATCGGCACGTTATCAATGCAAAACTCAACAGGTGCTAATAATACAGCAGTTGGTTACACTTCTCTTCGTGCCGCAGGGTCAGGAAATAATAACGTGGCTGTTGGCTACGAAGCATTGCTCTCAAACACCACCGCATCCAACAACACTGCAGTTGGGTATCGTACTTTGTATCAAAATACTACAGGTACGGCAAACACTGCAAATGGCTATGTTTCATTATATTCAAATACTACAGGTAATTATAATACCGCATATGGATATGATTCATTGTCATCAAACACCACCGCAGAATACAACACGGCTACTGGTTATCAGGCTCTTAAAGCTAATACTACAGGTACTTTTAACGTAGCTCTTGGTGCATTTGCACTTGATGCTAATACTACAGCTACAAGAAATACTGCACTTGGTTATAATGCCTTAACAACAAACGTACTTGGAAGTCGCTCCACCGCTGTAGGTCAAGGAGCCTTAGAAGCTCAAAATCCTGCATCTGCC